CATTAAGTCGTATGTATCAACCAGAAGAAGTGATGGTTGGTGATGGCAATATCTGGATTATTGATGAGGATTCTGTTGCTGGTGAATGGATTGTGAACAATGACATTCACCTCATGCAATCAACAGGATTAGTCGACAAGGAAGGTACAGAAGTTTTTGAAGGCGATATCTTACATCATCAGATACAGACAGAATATACCTTTATTGTCAAATACGACAAAGACAAAGGTCGCTGGTACGGTGATGGTCTAAGTCGTACATATCGGATTGACATTACAAAGGAATTCCTACCGTATTATAAAGTCATTGGGAACATCTACGAAAATCCTGAGTTTTTGGAGGACGCAAATGAGACCTTGTAAATATCCATATTCAGGGAAAAGAAAAAGGCAAGAAACACCATCGTCATTGTTTTCTGCACGACCAATTTTTAACGAGGTTCCAATTGTGGAAGTGGTCAAAGTTGAGTTCGGAGTTGAAGCTAGTATGGGGCGCATATATTCAGAAACGTTAATACATTTAGATATTTCTGGATACGGAAATAGAGTGCATTCAGTACATCGCTTCCCTGGCACCTTACTGAGTGCCGGCGAGTCAATTCAACTAAAGATGCTTTTCTATAAAAGACTTAGAAATTTTACTACAGATCGTTTCTTGACGTTTAGGGAATCTGACTGGAAGCTCTTTATCCGTGACCTGGTCAACGAATTTGTGCATTAAAAAGTTATTGAGGAGATGGAGAATGAGAATAAAAACATCAAATGATGCTATAATCAACGTTGATAGCGCGAAGCATAGCGTCACAATTGAAGGAGTTGAGTTTGGTTCAGATTGTAGCGCTTTAGTATCTAAGAATAAAGACGGAACAGGAACAATTACTCTGATATTTGAAGGGAAAATTATTTGAAATACACGAGGAGATTTGTAAGATGCAGCTAAGATTGAAAGAACTTAGAGAGGATCTAGGTATATCTGTCAAAGATATGGCTAGGGATACGGGTGTTTCTCAAAACACAATTCACTTGTATGAGAGAGGTGGATATCCATCCATTAAGCAAATTGAAATGATTGCTAAAACCTATGATGTAAATCCTGCTTGGTTAGTTGGATGGGTAGATGATGAAATGCAACCTACAATTCAGGTAGTTGAGAAAATCATCTACAAAGAAAGTCCAACAGCAAGACTGCCAGATTATCACAATAACAATAACGACGGTAAGATTATCAAGTGGATCAAAAGTAAAAAATATATGGGAGGTAAGGTTTGGTCAAAAAGAACTTAACAAAGGCACGAAGAGATTATCTCGAGTTTGAACTCGATGATAAATATTTAAAGATTGACAAACTTATTGGCCAACGTAGGCATGAGCTAGAACGTTTGTACGAAGTTAAGCATCTTACTGTTCCTGGTATTGATGATACTGGAGCAAGTGGCAGTGGGACATTCGTCAACAGGTCGGAGAATCTAGCGGTTGCTTATGCAAGCGATCCTATGATTTTAAGATTAGAAAATCTCCAAAAAGCCATTTCTCAATTACTAGAAAATCTAGAACCAGATGATAAGAAAATCTTCTATCTTCGCTGGGGAGAACATACTGGCTATGACTGGATTCAAGTTTGGCACATCATGGAAAATGGAGATACAGGTTACTTGTATAGGCATAGCAAGCAAATTTACAGAAGGCGTGAAGTTATTCTAGACACACTTTCAAATTTGCTCTTTATGTGAAGTTGTCAAAAAAACATATAGAATTGACAAAAACAATGTGGTAAATTAGTATCATGAACAATAGCAGAGAGGAAACCTCTGCTTTTTTTGTGCATAAAAAAGGAGGTGAGAATATGTGGTAGTTGTTGAACCAATCAGAAATAGAGATGATGTTCAGCTTATGATTGAATGGCTGACGTTGCATAGTGCAGTCAAGGAGTCAGATAGACAACGTAACCTCATGCTCTTCCTTTCTGGTGTTAATCTGGGATTTCGTATTGGCGATATCGTTAAACTGAAAGTAAAGCATGTTAAAGGCTGGCATGTCCAGATAGTCGATGAAAAGACAGACAAGCCAACCAAACGAAAGATGCCAAAGAAATTCAAGAATGCTATGAGGCAGTACATCAAAGACAAGAAAGATGAAGACTTCCTCTTTCCAAGTAGAAATGGAAAGCATCAGCATATAAAACCTAACACAGCTTATAAAATCATAAAGAGAGCTGCTGAAGAAGTTGGTCTAGAAAACATAGCTACTCACTCGATGAGAAAGACATTTGGTTTATTTATGTACGAGCAAACCAAGGATGTGGCCTTAATAATGGATCTACTAAACCATTCAAGCCAGAGCATTTCGCTCAGATATATTGGTAAAAATCAAGATTCACAAGACAGAGCCATGACTAAGTTTCAAGGCTTTTAATTTTTTTATTTTAATATCAATTCATTGTTTTGAGGTTATGATGATTTCATTTCACACATGCGAGATAAACGCTTGGTAAATCTGAGTTAAAACTCATGTAGCGAATTCATTAGAATATGTAAAACAAGGAATTGAGAGAGTAAAAACAAAGGAGTTTAAATAGTTATGAAAGGTGAATTGGAAATGGAGTTTGTAGATGTAATAGATGTTAAACAAGGATTGGCGATTTGCAGAGTCAAAGAAAGTTTTTAAAAAAAGAAGTTTTCTTTTAAAAATATTTTTTTCTCTCCTTCCGAATGGAAAGAGATTAGAAATCAATTTTAAACATTTATGATTGATGTAAGTACTAGAGCTGCACGAGCATTATTTTATGCATCACAAGCTTGGAGAATTTTGAGAGAGCAAGCACTTGAACGTGATCACTACGAATGCGTTTGGTGTAGAGAAGAAGGCAAAGTTACAACAGACAACCTAGAAGTTGACCACATCAAAGAGCTAGAGTTCTATCCAGAGTTCGCTCTTGACTTAGATAACTTAAGAACTCTATGCAAGGAATGTCACAATAAACGTCACGGCCGTTTCCAATTTCGAAAATCTAAAAAAATGACTGAGAAAAATTTTAGAACAGACGAATTTTGGGGATGACAACACCCCCCGGTCAAAAAAATCCAGTGTTTTTAAGGTTTTGGGAACCGGTGGGAGGGGTTAACTGTCCAAATTTTTAACAAAAAAATAAAGGGGGTGGGGGGTAATGGAAGAATACTCGGAAAAAAATGTAAAAGAATTAGAAAATCAGCTACTTTCTAAAATCGGCTATTTTAGTCCTAGAAAAAAGGACGCGGTTCAGTATGAAAAAGTCAATCGCTATATTTATCTTGTGAAGTTACTTTATGAGCTGAAAGCTCGTCTGCATGAGGACGGACTTGTCGTCACTGTCCACAATGGTCAACAAAGATTCCAAAAAGCGAATTCTCTCATCAAGGAAATCAACACAACCAGCAATCAGCTTTTGGCTATTGAGCGATCGTTTGATTTTGAGGTGGAAAATTCTCCTGTTGAGAAACCGACGTCTGGAAGTGATCTGTTATGATTTCTCATCCGTTGGTTGATGACTACATCAAAATGGCCGAGCGTGGAAAAATCGTCGTCAACAAAGAAAGAAAGTTGCTGTTTAAAATTATCAAAGAGAAAATCTATCCTCGTGATGATTTATATTTTGATAATGACTTGATTGACAAGTTCATTCGATTTGCGAAAAAGAACTTTTTCCCTCTAGCTAAATATCAGCTTTTTTTGGTCCCGTTCATTTTTCTTTTTCGGAAGGAGGACGGGGAGCCACACTTTGACGAGTATCTATATACTCTTGCTCGTGGGGGCGGTAAGAATGGTTTTATGTCCGCAAGGGATGGGTTTTTTATCAGCCCTATCTATCCAATCAGAGATTATGATGTGACTATCACTGCTAACTCTGAGAAACAAGGGAAGGTCTCTTTTGAGGAAGTGTATGAGACAATCCAAAGGCGTGGTCTTGAGGACCATTTCTATCTAACTAAAATGTCTATAACAGGTCGAGCGAACAACTCGGTCTTTTCTTTTCGGACGAATAATCCGAAGACCATGGACTCAGCTCGTGATGGCTGTCTAGAGTTTGATGAGATTCACCAGTTTGAAGATGATAAGGCTGTGAAGGTTCAAAGGTCCGGTCTTGGTAAGATTGCTCATGCTCGGACTTTCTACAATGGTACGAATGGATATGTACGTGAGGGATTTTACGACAAGCTGATAGAGAAGTCTATGCAAATCTTGAATGGAGAGGTTGATGACTTTAGGTTGTTCCCTTTTATCTGCAAGCTAGACAGTGCGGATGAAGTGGATGATATGAAGAACTGGCCAAAGGCAAATCCGATGTTGGATGAAAGTACGCCTTACGCTAAAAGGCTGCTTGCGAGAACCAAGGCTGACTATGATGATCTTGAGTTGGAGCCGTCTGGCCGTCAGGAGTTCATGACAAAACGGATGAATCTTCCTGAAGCGGACCTTGAGAAAGATGTAACCTCTCGAGAAAAGCTAGTTGCTTGTTTGCGGTCTCCTGGTATCGACTTGAAAGGTCGGTCATGTGTGGCTGGGTTTGACTATGCAAGCATCCGAGACTTTGCAAGCGTTGGTTTGTTGTTTAAGAATGGGGATGAGTTTATCTGGAAGCAACATTCATTTGCTCGCAAAGCATTCTTGAAAGCTTTCAAGTTAAAAGCTCCTATTCAGGAATGGGCAGACAGAGGCTTGTTTACGATTGTGGACGGTCCTAGTATTGATCCACGGCTTTTGATTGCTAAGCTGGTCGAATGGAGCAAACTTTACCAAATTGAACTTGTATGTGCCGACGGTTTCAGAATGGACTTGCTAAAACCTCTTTTGGAAGAGGCTGGCTTTGACTATGAGTTCTTACGGAATCCAGGGGCGATTCAATCTAAGGTTGCGCCCATCATAGAAGATGGATTTGCGAATGAGCGATTTATCTTTGAAAATGACAACTCTATGATTTGGTATACAGATAATACCTACGTCAAAGAGGACAAGGATGGCAATAAACGTTTCTTGAAGAAAGAGCCTGTCAGAAGAAAGACAGATGGGTTCCACGCTTTGATAGCTGCTCTCTACAAGCGTGAGCTTGTGCAAGAGTCGAATGTTGGGGAATTCCTTGACATGCTCGAGGATTGGGAGTTTTAGGCAATGACATTATTGTAATTGAATGTAGCTCCGATTTTTAATTTTTTTCAAAAAACCTCTTGACTTTGTTGCTACAAAGTTATATACTGACATTGTAGCAACAAAAAGGAGGTGAGCAAATTGCTTGCACGAAAAGAACAATTCAAAGATAAGCCTAAAAATACCATGTTGCGAGTTCGAGTTGATGACGAAACGGTTGATAAAATTGAAGAAATTGCAAAAAAAACGGATAGCACGAAATCTAGTGTTATCCGAAAGGGTATTGACAAGTTATATCAAGAATTAAATAAACAAAAATAGCCTAGAACCCCCAAACGCCAATCTGTGGTTCTAAGCTATCGCTCGAAAGAAACTCTTTCTGAAATCATTATATCAGAAAAGAGCTTCTTTGTCATACTACAAAGGAGTTTTTATAATGGCAAAAATTGAACTTTTAGACAGTTACGAAGATTTACTAAACTATGTTGAAGAAATCCGTGAGAGTATGGATTTGATTCACAATTGGCTTGCAAAAGAGCCAGATTGGGATAGTCAGTGTGAATTATATGATTTTATTGCTCAACATAGCTCACAATTCGCCGTATTGAATCTTATCATGTACAGACTGGATAGTCTGAGAGATGAACATCGTACTATTATTGATAATTATATTAAAGGAGAAATAAAATGAATCAACTTATTACTGTAAACTTAAACGATAATCAAGAACCAGTTGTATCTGGTCGTCAATTACACGAAGCATTGGGAGTTAAAACGAAATACGCTGACTGGTTCAATAGAATGATTGAGTACGGCTTTACAGAAAATCAAGACTTTTTGCTTCTCAAAAATGAGCAGCAAACGGGGCGAGGTGGACACAACAAAGTAGACCACATTATTAAACTAGACATGGCGAAAGAGATTGCCATGATTCAACGAACTGATAAAGGAAAAGAAGTTCGTCAGTATTTCATACAAGTTGAGAAAGACTTCAATAGTCCTGAAAAGATTATGGCTCGTGCTTTGAAGATTGCGGATAATAAAATCCATAAACTGGAAGCCCAGATGGAAGCAGACAAGCCAAAAGTCCTCTTTGCCAATGCCGTGTCGGCTAGTCAGACTTCTATTCTGATTGGAGATTTTGCTAAGTTGCTCCGTCAGAATGGTCTGGAAATTGGTCAGAATCGTTTGTTTATTTGGTTACGTGAAAATGGATTTCTAATTAACCGAAAAGGAGACTCTTGGAATATGCCAACTCAACGTAGTATGGATAGGGGATTGTTCGAAATTAAAGAACGAACACACCATGAACCTAATGGAACGATTCGTATCAGTAAAACTACAAAAATTACTGGAAAAGGTCAAGTCTATTTCATGGAAAAATTATTAGCAGAAGTAGCCTAATATAAGCACTCGAAAGGGTGCTTTTAATTTTGGGTGGGTGGTCGGCAAAAATTAAAAGAAAGGAGGAAGTGCATTGGGGTTACTGAATTTATTTAAGCGTGAAGTACCAGAGGTTGGTTTTGAGTTTGAGGATCTTGAGCGGATGTTTGGCAATCTTCAACTAAAAAGCTTAGCGATTGATAAGTCAGCTGAGTTCATCGCTCGAATTTTTGCTAAGTCAGCATTTAAGTATCAAGAAAACGGTAAGGCTAAGCCTTCTGATTGGGACTACTTGCTGAATGTAAGGCCAAACAAGAATGAATCTGCGTCAGATTTTTGGCAAAAAGTCGTATACAGGTTGATCACTAAGAATGAGGTCCTAATCTTTCTTACAACTGATGACCAGTTGCTCGTTGCTGACTCTTACACACGGACTAAATATGCTGTTTATGATGATGTGTTTGAGTATGTGACTTGTAGAGGATTCACCTTTGAGAAGCGTTTTCGGATGAGTGAAGTCATTTTCTTACAGTACAACAATAACCGACTGCAAGATTATATCTCTGACTTATTTGCTGATTACGAGAAGTTACACACTCGTTTGGTTGAGGCTTTGGCTAGAAATAATCAAATCAGAGGAACTCTCAAAACAAAAAACAATGGGAGTTTTGATAAGGAAATGCTTGCGAAGCTTCAATCTTATGCAGAAATTCTTTTCAAATCGTTCAATACTAAAACGATTGCCATTGTTCCAGCTCAAGATGGAATGGAATATTCCGAGCATACGAATACAACAGGGACTTCAAATATCTCTGTTGATGAGTTGAAGAAACTTCGTCGGCAATTTGATGATGAGGTCGCGGACGTCTTAGGGATTCCAACAGCTTTAAGTCATGGCGATATGGCCAATCTTGAAAATAGCCAAAAAATGTTTAATAGTTATTGTTACCAATCACTCGTTAAGAAAATGAGTGATGGGCTTAATTTCGCTTTAGTGTCAAAATGGAAATATGAGCGCAATCATCTATTTGTAATTATTGGCGAAGGTCAGAAAGATAAGTTTGCACTTGCTGAAAATATTGATAAGCTTATTTCTTCTGGAGCGATGACTCGAAACGAGGTACGCTCTGAACTTGGCTTAGAATCTGTCTCTGGTGGCGATAAATTCCTCATCACCAAAAACTATCAACTTGGTGAACAGTTAGAGAAAGGAGGTGAGAAAGAAGATGAAAGTAATCCCGATTAAGGGTACGATTGTATCAAACAATGACAGATGGCTTTACGACTGGCTTGAGTGGGATGCAACCGCTCCGAAAGATGTTGTCCTCCCTGAAAGTGGTGAACCAATTGAGGTTCATATCAATTCGGGCGGTGGAGATGTTTATGCTGGTAGTGAAATCTATACTGCTCTGCGCTCGTATCCTGGTGACGTGACCGTGAAGATTGTCGGCATTGCAGCAAGCGCAGCAAGCGTGATTGCAATGGCAGGAGATACGGTTGAAATCAGTCCGACTGCCCAAATCATGATCCACAATGTCTCAACTCAAGTAAATGGAGACCATAACACTCTACTTCATGAGGCTGGTGTTCTAGAAGGATTTAACAAATCGATTGCTAGCGCCTATGTTCATAAGACTGGCAAGGCACTTGATGACCTGCTTGGATTGATGAACAAGACTACCTGGTTTGATGCTGAGTCAGCTTTGAATCATGGATTTGTAGACAAGATTATGTTTACAAATGAAGTTGCTCCGACTCTGGTAGCGAGTGAAACTCCTATGATCCCAAGTGATTTTATCGAAAAAATGAGGTCAGCAATGACACCAGATATTGATAAAATCGCAGAACTGGTAGCTGACAAGCTAAAAGCTAAACTACCAGAAAAACAAATTGAAAATACAGATAAGGCTGTTCCTAAAGGGTTCGGTCTTTTTATGTTTTAAGAAAGGAAAAAAACAGAATGACAATGCAATTATCTAATCAATTTGAAAAACAACGTCAGGCATTTTTGGATGCTGTTGCAAATGGTGCTCCTCAAGAAGAACAAGCGAAACTATACAACGAAATGCTTGAATCTATGAGCAATGAAATGATGGCTCAAGCTCGTGATGCTGCCCGTGAAGAGGTTTCGGCCTTGAACCCATACGATGCTAAGCTGACCGCTGAAGCTCGTGAGTTCTTCAACAATATTGAAAAGGCAGCACCTCAAGGGATTGAGAAGTTCATCCCACAAGAAATTATTGACCGTATCTTTGAAGATCTGGTACAATCTCGCCCACTTCTTCAACACATTGGCCTTAAAAATGCTGGTATCCGCTTGAAATTCCTCAAATCAGAGCAAACTGGTCAAGCTGTTTGGGGCAAAATCAATGGAGAAATCCAAGGACAACTCAAACAAAAATTCAACGAAGAAGAAGCAATCCAACACAAATTGACTGCTTTTGTTGTAATTCCAAAAGATGCTGAAAAATTTGGGCCAGCTTGGTTGGCGAAATTCATCTCTGTTCAAATCACAGAAGCCTATGCAGTCGCACTTGAAGCTGGCTACTTGAACGGCGATGGAGACAACAAACCTATCGGTCTTTCTCGTACTCTTACAGGAACTGTTTCAGGTGATCATACAACTCATGATGAAAAAACAGCTCAAACTACTAAGTTGACTTTTGCTGACTCAGCTACCGTAGTCAAAGAATTGACAAAAGTATGTAAATACCACTCAACTAAAGCTGATGGCACTACTCCAGTTGCAGTCGAAGGCAATCTTGTAATGGTTGTTAATACAGCCGATGCTTGGGATGTGAAGAAGCAATACACTTCTTTGAATGCTCAAGGGACCTACATCACTGCAATGCCATTCAACATTATCTTGGTAGAATCCGTGGCACAGACAGCTGGTAAAGTCACTACATTTGTCAAAGGTCGTTACGATGCTTTTGTCGGTGGTGGCATTTCACTCGGTCGCTATACAGAAACCTATGCTTTGGAAGATTTGAACCTCTACACTGCTAAGCAATTTGCTTACGGTAAGGCTCACGATGAAAAGACTGCAGCAGTCTGGACTCTACAACTTCCCCAAGCCTAATCTAGGAGTTGAGCCATGACTCCAGAAGAACAACTTCATCCACTCCTTAAATCTTTCAAGGAGCGGATGAGGATTTTTCATACTGGAGAGGATAACAACCTCTCTAAAATGTTGGAAAGTTCTGAGTCAGCCATCCTCAGTCTGGTCGGTAGTAAGGACTCTGCTGATCCACGAGTGAGAGAGCTTATTTTAGAACGTGCTCGATATGTCTACAATGATCAAGTTGAATTTTTCTACGGGAATTTTCAAGGGGATTTGATGGCATTATCACTAGAAAATTACAAATTGGAGGAAAAACATGATTAAGGTTTTAAAAGATTTCTATGACCTCAAAGAAGGGGTATTTCGCTCTACTGGGCAAGAGTTTGAAGCGACAAAAGAGCGCTTTGATGAAATCGATAAAGCACTGCCTGACTTTGTTGAATGGTCAGAAAAACAACCAGAAGTAACAACGCCTGATGTCCTATCAGACTAATCGTCCTAACTATCGCTACAAAAAGCCTGAGTCTCAAAATGGAGATCTGAGAACTCCCTTGACTTTCTATACTTCTAAAGTCGAGGAGGGGGTTGATGGCCGTGATGTGAGTTACAAGAAGGCTTTTTCTACGATGGGGCAAGTTTACTCCCCTAGCTTCAAAGATATTGAGATTGCGACTGGAAAAGCGATGAAAGCTAAGATGACTTTGAAAATTCGTGACCCTCTGACAGATTATCAGCCTGAAAGTCGGCATTTTGTCGAAGTTGGGGATATACGTCTAGTTGGTAAGAAATGGCAGGTTATTGATGTGCGTCCTGATTATGATAATCGGGATTTTTTGATAGTTATTATCGGAGGTGGTCGCGATGTCTAGTGGAGCTAATCTAAAAGGATTTGATGATGTTTTGAGGAATGTCGAGGCTCGCCTAGGGGAGCCAGTAGTCCGTAGAAAGGTCAATAGAGTCTTGAAGGAAACGGTTGAGGAGTTTGAGCCTACTTTCAAACGGGCTATGGCGGTGTACGCTGACACTGGTAAGACGGCCGGAGCCGTCGTCCATGGAAATGTGACTGGTACAGCTAGTGGGGTTCCAATGGTTAAATTAGGTTTTAAAAGTCCTCGTTGGACTCTTATTCATTTGAATGAATTTGGATACGCAAAGAATGGACATCCTCGTGGTTTCGGTATTATGCGTCGCTTTTTTGAAGGTAGCAAACCGGTCTTCAAATCTAAAGTAGGCATGAAGTTAAAACAGGAGTTTTTGTAATGATTAAGGACAAATTAACTGAACTCTACAACGCTTTGAAAGAGGATGAGTCTTTATCTGATATTAGTATCAAGTCATTTGAACGTCCTGATACTTTGGGAGATGACGAGACTAGTATTGTCATTATCCCTGTCGGACCTCCAATGCAGACAGCTCACGGTAGTAATACTAGTTTGGCTAAGACTTTTCTCTATCAAATCAATGTAGAGTCTGCCGATCGAGTGGAGTGTAAAAAGCTCCAAGGTAAAATTGAAAAAATAATGGAACATCAGGGATTTTATCAGACTGAAGGTGGTTTGGATCAATGGATCCCTGATATCAAACGCTATGTAGATGCTCGAACCTACAAGGGTCAGAGCGCTCTGTATGATAAATACTAGAAAGAAGGTAAAGAAATGACAGTAAAAGGAACTGCACTTATTGGCCTTAAATCGGTCACAATTCGTGTGCATGATGGAAAGACTCCAACAGCTGGAGAGAACCTCTTCACGCTAGAAGGTAAAGATAATGAAGGGGCTACACAGACTGCTAAAGTAACTGGATTATCTAGCGATCCTGTAAAGACTTACGGCAGTAATGTTGCTTATCACGTCTCCAATCGGGGGGTAGGTGATGTTAAGGTAGAGATGGGCTTACTTGATGTCCCATTAGCTTTATATACTAATGCTTTGGGGTATGGCAATGATAATGGTATCTATTACTTCGGTGCAGACACCGTTGCTAAGAATGTTTCAATTCTCATTGAAAGTAATACTGCTGATGGGGAACCGGTCTACTATGGTTTTTACAAAGGGCAGCTTTCTATGGATGCTATTGATTTTGAAACAATCAAGGATAAGGCTAATGAGTTAGCTACCACTAATGTGAACTTTGCTGCGACAGCTAGTTCAGATGTTGCAACTAAAGGTCGATATGGTGCAATTGTATATGGTTCAGATGCTGAAAAGTTGAAGAAATTGAAGGGTCAACTAAACATGACCGCTGCAGCGTAGGAAGAGGGTGCAAGCTCTCTTTTTATCTTTTTTTAGAAAGGAAAAGAATATGGCTAAGGTTAAATTTACAATCAAAAATGAAAAAGGAGAGGATGTAGTTAAGTCAACCAAAACAATCCTAACCGAGCATTATCGTGACTACTTAAACTTAATGATTGAGTTGGAAAGTGATATCAATGATGTAGAAAAACTCGATAAGCAATTGGAGTTTATCGCCAATCTATGCGATGATGTAAACGTTGATGATTTATTGAAGCGTACAAATTTCGCCGACGTAGTAGATATCTTTGCAAGAATTTACGCTTGTTTAGTAGGTGATGTTGACCCAAAGGAGAAAAAATAAAGCCAAGTGAGGCACTAAAACGGTTTTATGTTTTTGTCAAACAAGCTACTGAAGGACCGTACGGCATGAGTATCCGTGATGTCATGGATACTAGCTGGGAGGACCTGATGGGCGTTCTTGGCGAAACTGAAGCTGCTAAAGCTGAGGAAGTCATGGATCTTGCTGACTTTCTAGAAACGATTTAAAAAGGAGGATGTGAATGGCAGGTGGAACGCCGTTAGGTCAAATGTATATCGAGCTAGGGCTGGACGTGTCGAAGTTCAATCCTACTCTAAATGGCGCTAAGAATGCGGTTAAATACTTTCAAAGCAATGTAAAGGCGTTAGACAGCTCCCTTAAAAACAATGGGAAAAACACAGACTTGCTTCAAGCTAAGTACAAGACACTTGGCCAAGCGATTGAAGCGCAAAGAAAAGTCTTGGACCAGATGAAGAAGAGCTTTGATACTCTCGAACCTGGTACGGCTAAATTTGACAAGGCCGCTGCTGAGATTGAACGTGAGAATGCTAAGTTGGCAGCAATGGAAGGTCAACTTCGTAGTGTGCAACAAGCTTTGATTGCAGTTGGCAAGGAGAATAGCTTTGCGAATCGTATCAATAAATTTGGTGACGGACTTATCAAAAGTGGCGATAAAATCAAGAATTTTGGTGATAGTGTTTCAAGTCTGGGAGGAAAACTAACTACTGGTTTGACCCTTCCTTTAGTTGCTAGTGTTGGTCTGGTCACGAAAGCCGCATCTGACTACGAATCTGCTTTTGCAGGTGTTAAGAAAACGGTAGACGAGACCGCAACCGTATCCTACAAGAACTTATCTGATGGCATTCGTCAGATGGCTAAAGAATTGCCAGCTAGTGCTGTTGAAATTGCAAATGTCGCAGAAGTTGCTGGTCAGCTAGGTATCAAGGCAGAGGATATCCTTACCTTCTCTCGAACGATGATTGACATGGGAGAATCTACAAACTTGAGCGCCGAAGAAGCTGCGACAGCCATTGCCAAGATTGCGAATATCCTCGGACTGACATCGGACGAATATGGAAGATTTGGTGCGTCAGTGGTCGATTTGGGTAACAACTTCGCGACAACTGAGCGTGATATCGTTGAGATGACCAACCGTTTGGCGGCTGGTGGTAAGCTAGCTGGACTAACTGCTCCAGATATCCTTGGTCTTGCTACTGCGATGAGTTCGGTTGGTATTGAGGCTGAGGCTGGTGGTACCGCTATGACTCAAACTTTGACGGCTATAGGTAATGCTGTTTCATTGACAGGTAAGGGTGCAGCAGATGACTTGAATCTCATTGCCAAAACTGCTGGAATGACCTCAGAGGAATTCCAACAGGCTTGGAAAGAGAAACCGGTCGTTGCCTTGCAATCCTTTATCAAAGGACTCAAAGAAGCACAAGAAAAAGGCGTGAACATGAACGCTATCTTGGCACAACTCGGGATGACGGGTATCCGGCAAAGTAACATGCTGAAATCCTTGGCTCTAGCATCTGATAAAATGGGGGATGCTGTAGATCGCTCAAACAAGGCTTGGAAAGAGAATACTGCTCTGACCAATGAAGCCAATAAGCGATATGAAACCACAGAATCACAATTGAAGATGTTTAAGAACCAGGTAACTGACTTGGCTATTGAGTTTGGAGGTCCACTTTTGAAGGCTCTCCGTGACGGTCTAAAAGCTGGGAAACCTTGGATTGACATGCTAGCTGAAATGGCTAAACATTTCAGTTCTATGTCTGAAGAGGAGCAAAGAAATGTTCTAAAATGGGCAGCGTTAACCGCAGGAGCTGGTCCAGCGTTAACACTTTTTGGAAAAGGTATTGGAATCGTAGGAGGCTTGACAAAAGGAATTGGCTGGCTTACTAAAGGGACTGGTAAAGCGGTCGGTGGCATGAATTTAATGTATAAGACTTTCCAAGCTTTTAGAACAACCGGGAATCTATCATCTGCCTTCAAATTGGCATCTGGTGGAGCAGTAGCGCTTGGGAATGCGACTGCATCAGCATCAACTTCAACGGGGCTTCTGACAACATCAATGGGGACGCTTGCGAATCCTCTAGGTTTAATAGTCGGAGGTCTCGGCCTTACTACCGCCGCACTTGTCTATCTTGGAAACGAGAAAGACAAAGCCCGCATCAAGACTGAAGAGTTTGGCTCTCAGTTGAGTGATACTGCTCGTGGAGAATTGCGAAGTTTTCAAAAAACTGTTGATGAAACCAGTACGGCTGTTGCAAACTTCGGTACTCATGCTGGAGATGCCGACAAGGTTTCTGGAGCCTTTAAAAAGCTCTATGAAGAAATCGCTACTGCTGCGGACAAGACCAACAAACGAATGGAAGAGTTGGGGGCTAAGTGGGGCCTTAGTGAGGACGACATTGCCAAAGCCAAGGAAAGAAATGGTCAGGTCGTCTCTAACACTGAGGCCATGATGAATCAAATTAATGAGATTTATCAACGTCATAACGGAGATGCGAGCAAGTTCTCTCAAGAGGAGAAAGAAATCATCCTAAATAATCAGAATGAGATGGTTAAGGCTAAGTTGAAGTTGATGAGTTTGTCTGAAGAACAACAAACAGCAGCACTTCAAGCTTTAAATGGTAAAATCAGATCACTCAACGAAACACAGTTAAAACATACTAGAGATGTTTTAAAACAGGCTATGGATGAAGAAAAGAAACTCTACGAGAATTCAAAGAGTGAGTGGAAAGAGTTACTTGACGGAAAAGCAATAGATCAAGAAACTTACAACAAGAAAATGCAAGAGGTTGAAGCCAACCATACTCAAACGATGGAAGCTCTGGGAAGTAAGTATTACCAGGTCATGCGAAATCTTGACGATAAGGTGAAAGCTCGAACTGGCCAAAGTTGGAACTATTGGGAAGAAGCCAAGAAAGTTCTGGAAGAATACGGCCTTTCCTATGAAGAAATCGGAAAGAAAGCTGCTGAAGCTTCTCAAAAGGTAGGGAATTCACATAGCATCCTTGCTAACTACACTAGTGAGATGAGCAAGGAAGTGAAAGAGGCTAACGATGCATGGTCCTTGCTGGTTGGGAATATCAATGAAAATGGTAATTTTGAAGTTAAATCAAATGTTAAGGAAGTGATCGGAGAGGCTGCCAAGTCTGCGGAAGGTTGGGAACAATTGCAGTTTATTGCTAAAACTGCGGAAATCAACTCAAATGCTCGTGTGACTATAGCCGAGGCTCTTGTCGAATCCGGTAAATGGAAAGACATGACTCTCGAAGAGAAGCAAGTGATTGTCAAGAATCAAGCTGGCCTACAAGCTATCTTTGATAGTGAAACCCATCTTAAAATATGGAACAGCATGCCAGCTAAAGTTAAAGAACTCCTCATGAAAAATGCCGATGTCATGAACAAGGCAGAGGAAGCTTCAAAGGCTCTATCTAACTATGAATCGCTCACACCAAAACAGAAAGAGTTGCTGGCCAATGATGAGAGTATCCAAAAAGCAGTTGCTCGTTCTACTGATACTTTGACAACCTGGAATGCGACCACACCGTTTACAAAAGATTTGAAGGCAGATCCTACGAATGTTTTGAACAATGGCCAGTTATCTATCGATAAGATTACAGCATGGAATTTTGCATCCGCTGAGACTAAGTCTCTGGATGCGGTAGATAATACGAGTGCAGCTGTTGGAAGTGCGATTTTGAGTGTTAATTCACCTAAGCAAGAATCTCCTATTAATTTGTTTGCCGCTGACCAAACGGGCGGTGTACGAAATGAGACGAGCGGTGCTATCAATGCTATCAAGCAATATGATCCAGTGAATATCCTTGCCAAGAATGGCACCAATGATACTGTCAGCGAGGTCAAAAGTGGCGTCAATGGTATCCAAGACAAAACGGTCACTATCAACGCCCGAGATAATGCATCAGGTGTTCTTTCAGGTATTAAGAGCTGGATTGATAGCGTGACCGGTAATTTCTTTACGAATATCTTTGCGAGCAAGCATGCCCACGGGACTAACTATCACCCGGGTGGACTTGCTATCGTCAACGATCAAAGAAATAGCAATTACAAGGAGATGGTTACTCTGCCAAATGGTCGGAGCTTCATTCCTCAAGGCAGAGATGTCTTGCTTCCTCTTCCGAGAGGTTCTAAAGTCTTGCGAGCTGATAAGACCAGACGTTTGATGCGTGAAATGGGCGTTCCTAAATATGCCTCTGGTATCGGGATCCCGAGCGATGCGAAATTTCTCCGTGAAATGGAACAAGCTCAGCGTAATATCACGATTCAGACTACAAGTGTTCAGAATGGGCAAGATGCAGATAAAGTCGTGTCTGAGATGAGGATTCTGAGAGCAAGTTTAGAAAAATTACTTACTGCTATCCTCAACAAGGATACGAACGCTTATCTGGATAGCTCAAAAGTTACGGATATCGTTACTAAAACTCAGAAAGAGCGTGAGAAAATGCTACTAAGAATGAAAGGGGTGATTGAATGAGCGAAGTGACTATGCGTTTTAATAAAACAGATTTACGAGAGCTTATTGAAATTCATGACATCCAACGTGATGTCGGGAACAATCGCTCTATCTCTATCGATCATGCCCCAAAAATTGGCGTGAATATCCAGCAACAAACGATTGATGCAAAATATATCAAGGTGGACTTCTCTATCTGGTCCAAAGACAGAAATACCCTCAAGCACAAGCTTGCGGGTATTTTTAATGTTGATAGTCCTAAAGAGTTGACCTTTTCAGATGAACCAGACAAGTATTATCTGGCCATGGTAATCGATGATATCTCTATGCAAGAGGCAAGTGGGAGACGTTCAAACGGGTCTATTAAGTTCATCATTCCTGACGGCGTGGCTCATAGTTCAGTCTATAAGCGATTTGATAGCGACAAAAACGCAACTAGCGAAGCAGGAAAGATGGTGTTTGATCTTACAAATAATGGCACAGAGAGAGCATTTCCGATCGTTAAAGTCAAACATAATGCTGAGAATGGATATATCGGTCTAGTTAACACCAGCGGAGCTCTTGAGGTTGGAGACCGTGAGGAAGCCGATACAGGCATAGTCAAGCGCTCTGAGGTCTTGCTTGATTTTAGAGGCGATAGGATTTCAGATGGTTTTGCAAGAGCCACTAAAAACAATGCTGTGACTAACGATAATAGCGAGAACGTGGTAGGGACGGCTGAGCTAACGACATTGTGGGATAAGAAACACATTAGACTCAGAGATCAAACTACATCTGGAAAATATGGGAACTATGCTACATCTCTTTCATGGGACATACCTACAGATAGTTCTGGAGCTGTCGGCTCTCTTGATGACTACATCATAGGTAGACAGATATTCGTATCTAATGCAGCTAATCAATATGGTTTTATCAAGATTACAGTATCAGACACAAATGGTCAGTTTTTGTACGGCATTGAAACATTCAAACGGACAAAAGGACAAGACTGTGAGTTTAATGTATTTGGATCTGATGGCAAGAATAGCTATTACTTTCTTAAATGCTTGAATTTTACAGGTATATCAGATAGCAAACTAAACCCATTCACATCCTCAAGAGGACAATTTGAAATAAAGCGCAACGATGACAGGGTTCATGTCTATTATCAAGGTTCTGTTTACAGCTTTATCATTCCTGAAATTAAAGACCGAAAGTCAGCTAAAATCCATGTCATGCTTGGAGCGTATCATGACAAGCCTATCCTAGCTCACATGTATCTTGATGAACTCTTATACCGTAAGGATTTTGTCCCAACAATAGGAGATGTGCCTAACCGTTATCCAATTGGTTCAAATGTCGTGCTAAACAGCGAGAATGACACTGTCACTGTGGACGGTCTTGAGAAGATTGTGGATGTAGTGGATGGCTCAAGTTTCTTGACTATTCCACCTGGAAACAGTCAGCTTGAGGTCTATTGCTCAAGTTGGGTCAAAATAAAGCCTACTGTAACAATTGAATTTGAAGAAAGGTGGCTATAATGCTTTTAACGATTCACGATGCAAACTTGCAAAAGGTTGCTTTTGTTGATAATAGTAAGCAGAACACGCTTAATTATTATAACGATACTTGGTCAAGAGACATGCCAACAGGGTCCTCGACGTTTGAGTTTACAGTCTTTAAGAAAGCGATTCAATCAGACACAGCTTCATCGAAGGCCTACCATCATCTGAACGAACGTGCTTGGGTGTCATTCCGACACAATGGGCGCACCTACCTCTTTAATGTGATGTCAGTGGAGGAAAATGAGCAGACAATCAAATGCTATTGTGAGAATCTCAATCTTGAATTGATCAATGAGTTAGTAAATCCTTACAAAGCAACGAGAGCAATGACTTTTGCAGAATATTGCAAAGAGATGGCTTTATTGAACTATGCCCATCTCACTATTGGAATTAACGAGATTTCAGACCAGCAACGCATCATTGAGTGGACGACACAAGAAACAAAACTTGCTCGTTTGCTTAATCTTGCGAAACAATTCGATGCTGAGATTGAATTTGACACACAATTAAAAGCAGATAGCACGCTTAAGAACTTTACTGTAAATATATATCACGAACACGACGATACACACCAAGGAATTGGTCGTATCAGGAATGATGTGGTTTTAAAATATGGTAAAAATATTAGCTCTATCACCCGGAAAGTGGATAAGACGGGTGTTTTCAATACAATCCGGCCAACTGGTAAAATGCCGACTGTCGAGGTTGAAGACAGCGGGGAGCGTCACGTTTCAAGCCAAAGAGTCAAAAATGCGGATGGTTCGACAACTGAAACGATCATTCGCACAGCATCTGATGGGACAAAGAGTAAGACTATTGTCCACACTAAAGTCACAAAACTGGCTGATAAAACACGCATTACAACGACTACCACAACTCGTTCAGATGGCTCTATTGAACAGACTGTGACGACCAGTAAGAAAGGCGGGTCATCTAATACTGAGAAACGAATCATAAAACCTCCTAAGAAAAAAGAGAAAGAAACCGAGCTGGAAAAAGAGGTTCTGACCATTGAAAACTTGGGAGAGTGGTCTATCAAGAACGAGAGGGGAGAATTAGAGTTTTACCAAAGAGGGCAACAACTGTATGCCCCGTTGTCCATGCAACTCTATCCCTCAACTTTTACTTCAGCAACAGCTGAGGACCAGTGGACAAGACGAGACTTCGATTTTGACACAGACGAGCCAAACGAGTTGAGACGGCTTGCTTATCTGAAATTAAAGCAACATTGCTACCCTGCTATAACCTATGAAGTAGATGGCTTTGTGGACGTAGAAATCGGGGACACGGTCCAGATTTATGATGATGGTTTTAGTCCAGCTTTAATAGTAAAAGCACGAGTTACCGAACAGAAAATCAGCTTTACAAACCCGGCAAGTAATAAGACTACTTTTGCGAATTTTAAGGCTCTAGAGAGTAAGCTATCAGATGGAATTCAGGCTGCCTTTGAGCGACTTTTTGAAGCATCCAAGCCCTACACTATCAAGCTAGCTACAGACAACGGTATAGCCTTTAAGAACGGTCAAGGTCAGACGATTGTGACTCCTACCCTCATGAGAGGGAATAAGGTCATCAACAGCGGCTGGCGTTGGGGTGTAGATGGCGAAATCAAAGCCACAAGCTCTAGTTACATTGTCCGAGCCTCTGACATCAACCAAAAGATGGTTTTGACGGTTTCGGCTTGGATTGATAACAAGGAGGTAGTCTCTGAGCAGTTGACTCTTATCAATACGTCTGATGGTCTCCAAGGTCAAAAAGGGGACGCAGGACCGAAAGGAGATCCTGGTCCTAAAGGTGATCGAGGAGAGAAAGGAGACCGTGGGGAACGTGGGCTACAAGGACTCCAAGGCTTGCAGGGCCCAAAAGGTGACCAAGGTATCCCAGGTGCTAGAGGTGCTGACGGACGTACACAGTACACTCACATTGCCTACGCTGATACTATTTCAGGTAGTGGATTTAGCCAAACTAACGCTGACAAGGCCTATATAGGGGTCTATGTTGATTTCAACTCAACTGACAGCGTCAATCCTGCTGATTATCGCTGGACGAGATGGAGAGGTTCAGATGGCTTAAACGGTAAGGACGGCCCTCAAGGTATTCCAGGTAAGCCTGGAGCAGATGGACGGACTCCATACTTTCACCGAGCCTGGGCTAACTCCGCTGACGGTCGTGATGGTTTCAGTACAACTGATAGCACAAATAAGCGCTATTTAGGGACGCTAACGGATTTCACTGAGGCAGATAGTCAGGATCCTACAAGGTACAAGTGGACAGCTCTTTTTAATAATGTTGAGGTTGGCGGTCGGAACTTATTAAAAGGCTCAAAAGGCCCGTTTAAGCCAAACAAAAATCCTGCGAATTTTGATAATAATGTACTTTATCACAACGAGACATCTATCTACATGGTTAATGGACAAAGATATCGGATATCTGCTAAAACTGATGGAACCTTTACCTCTCATCATGACGGATTGAAAGAGTCAGATAATGTTGTGCTTTGGATCATGGACAAAGCTGTAACAAACTACCAAATCGTGTCAGATGCCAAAACTGGCACGACTGGCACAGAATTTGTCTGGAATCGTCCGACTGGCACCTATCACTTGCGAGTCAATACCTATCGTAAAGACCCCCCAAAGCTCAAAAGCGTTTGGGAGATTAAGGTAGAGCAAGGGACTGTCAAAACAGATTGGTCGCCAGCTCCAGAGGATGTGCAAGCTGATATTGACTCCAAGGCCGACCAAGGGCTGACTCAGGAGCAAATCAATGCGCTAAATGAAAAGGCTGGGATTATTCAAGCCGAGGTTGAGGCTAAGGCTAGCGCTGATGACTTAGATAACTGGATAAAGGCTTACAAGGGCTTTGTTAAGGCCAACGAGACAGCGAGAGCACAAGCTGAGAAAGATTTGATTTCAGCTAGTCAGCGTGTTTCTAACATTGCTAAGGATCTTGGAGAATTATCTGACCGCTGGAATTTCATTGATACTTATATGAGCTCTAGTAATGAGGGTCTTGTCATTGGTAAGAATGATGGTAGCTCTAGCATGATGTTCAATCCAAACGGACGAATTTCAATGTTTAGCGCTGGCGTAGAGGTTATGTATATCTCTCAAGGTGTCATCCACATTGAAAACGGGATTTTCTCTAAGACTATCCAAATAGGCAGATTTAGAGAAGAACAGTATCACATTAACCCCGACATGAACGTCATTCGTTATGTGGGATAGAAAGGAGTAAAATGCCTAGATTTAGTAATTCAAGTAACAGCTTATATTTGAATGTGTATATTGATGAAGTTTCAACAGACATTTCAGCTAATACTTCAACCATCAATTGGCAGTTGACAGTTAGTCGTTATACGTACTACCACACGTTCAATAAACAGGGAGACAGCACGTTGTCTCTGACTTTGGACGGCCAAAATGTGCACTCTAGCAATCCAGTTTGGGAAGTCTGGGACGGTGAGGTCACTCTCGCTAGTGGCTCAAGCACTATCTCACACAATTCAGACGGTCGGAAGACACTGCCCTTCTCATGTACGTTCAATCCTAACAATGGTTTACATGGAACCATCACAGTTTCAGGAAATCTCGGTCTGACTGCTATCCCACGTTCAAGCTCTGTAAGCGTGAGCGCTGGAGTTATTGGTAGTGCGGTTACTATCAACATCAACCGTCAAAGCTCAAGTTTTAAGCATACAGTGCGCTATGCATGGGCTGGCAAGTCAGGAACGATTGCAACGAATGTAGACACATCCGCAACGTGGACGATACCTCTTGATTTTGCCAATGATATTCCAAACTCAGCAAGTGGGACGGGGACTATCTACGTAGATACCTATTCAGGAAGTACCAAAACTGGAATACAGTCCACTACTTTCACGGCAAGCGTACCAGCGAATGTGAAACCTACATTTTCAGGAATTTCCCTGTCGGACCTAAACGGTGCAGCTCAAAATCTCATCCCAAACGGGAACACGTTCATCCAGGTAATCTCTAACATCAAAGTAGCTTTTAATGGTGCAGTCGGCTCCTACGGCTCATCCATCACTGGATACTATGCCGAAATTGTCGGCAAAAACCAATCCACAAGCTCAAACGGTGGGAGCCTTGGTATTATGAACTACCACGGCACCATCAAAATCAGAGCAAGCGTCTCTGATAGCCGTGGCAGATGGTCGGATACTAGAGAGGTATCCGTGACTGTGCTTGAGTATTTCGCCCCTGCTCTCAGCTTTAGTATAGCTAGAACAGGCTCAACCTCTAGCACACTAACAGTCACACGAAATGCCAAGATAGCGCCTTTGACTGTCTCAGGAAGTCAAAAGAACACTATGACCTTGACATTCAAGGTTGCAAGGCTTGGGACTACTAACTTTCAAGTAGACACAGGACCAGCCACTGGATCTTGGACAAGCATTTCAAACCTAGTCAATTCTCAGGCTAATCTTGCAGGAAATTATCTAGCTAATCAGTCGTGGGTTGTAATCGGCACGTTAGAGGACAAATTCACTCGTACTGAGTTCATGGTCAACGTGCCCACAGAGAGCGTAGTTTTGTCTTACGACCGCTCAGGAGTGGGAGTCAACAAAATCCGTGAGCAGGGCGCTTTGGATGTCAAGGGCAACATCTACGCAGACAACAAGCCCATACAGCAATATCAGCTGACTGATAATAACGGATGTGGAAAACTCATCAAACAGGATTTTAACAGCATGAAAGATACTGGCTTTTGGTGGATAGACGGAACTTCTCCCAACAATCCTTTTGGCGCTTGGGGGATGTTAGAAGTATTCAGACCTAACCCTAATTCTCAGGAATGTATTCAACGTTTTACTACGTCATTTGGATATATGGCTGTTAGAGAGAATGGTTTTGACAATGTTTGGAGGCCATGGCGCTATCTAGTACAACAATCAAAATCCACTAATAACTCTGACTATGTGGCTTTACTAAAGTCAGAAAGCAATCCAACACCTTGGCAAAATGCCAATTTACAAAATGGGTGGAGCCATCATAGAGATTATGGAAATGTCCAATTTTCAAAAAGCTTTGACGGTATTGTTTATTTAAGAGGGACTTGTAAAGGAGGAAAGACTACTCGTGAGTCAATTATCTTTACTTTACCTGAAAATTTCAGACCATCTACAACACTATTCAAAACCGCTTTAAACAATGACTATGGCCCTGCTGTTTTAGGTATCTATCCGAGCGGTAACGTAGTCGTTAAGGGGAACGTTGACGAAAAATGGTTAAACCTAGACAACGTTTCATTCAAAATTTAAAAAGGAGAAAGTATGAAATTAGAATATGGAACAAAATCCTTGGAATATGACGGTAGCGGAACAGCGTCCACCACCAAGGTCACGTTAGTCAATGCAGACGGTGCTTATGTACCTGTCTTTTTGCCAGCGGACAAAATCGGTTTGTCAAATACAGAGCTTTTTGAGATGGCTCTTGAAGTTTTGTATCAGGAAAACTTCCCAAACCGAGCAGAAACCGAAAAATTCAGCAAGGTGGATGAGCAACTAAAACAAAACAAAGAAATGGCTGTCAAGGTGGAGCAAGCGACCGTAGAGAACAAGGAAAACCTTGATGCGGCCTCAGAGATCCTTGAGATCATGATCGCTTTGTCAGTATCTCAAAATGGAGGTATGCCTACTTTTGCTTATGGAAAAGTAGCAAATTTCATCAAGCCACTTGTGAAGAGCACACGCTACTCGAACGGAGACATCATCTCAGGCGCTTATCCATTTGATACCAATCCCAAATGGCCTAAAGGTACACAAACTATTTTCAAGTTTCAAATGCAGGCCACAGAGGGCTACACATACAAAGAGCAGTCACTTGCTGAAATGCTACAACAAGGTGTGTTGACCGTGGTCATGCCACGTATTGAGTAGAGGGAGGTTGTATGCTGATTGAAGAAGCTGAAAAAATCGCTCAAAGCCAGGTTGCTTGGGCGATTTTGTTTATCCTACTCTTCTTTATCATCATTCGATATCTTATCAAGACTTCGGATAAGCGAGAGAAGAAGATTATGGATCTGCATGAGCAATCAAAAGCCGACTCTAACAGACGAGAAGAGCGTTTGATGACTCACCTTGAAAAGACAACGACAGAATTAACCACAATTACACACACGGTCGGAGACATTCAGAAAGAAATGGTCCGCATGAACGACCGCATGGACGAAATCGAAAAAGGAGAATAACATGCAACAAATCAATGAAATTATCGCAAATGGAGCAATTAGCATTCTTGTCATTTTGGCTGGTATCGCAGTCAAATCTATTAAGGATTTTCTTGTCAAAAAAGGCGGAGAAAAGACTATCAAGATTGTAGAAATCTTGGCTAAGAACGCAGTCAATGCCGTAGAGCAAATCGCAGCCGAAACTGGCTATAAAGGCGAAGAAAAACTGGAGCAAGCACGCACTAAAATCCGTGCTGAGCTTAGCAAATATAACATCAGCATGAGTGACAAAGAACTCGACACATTTGTCGAGTCAGCGGTTAAGCAGATGAATGATGCCTGGAAAGGGGAATAGTTATGGACATTGATACAAGTAGATTAAGAACTAACTTACCTCAGGTTGGTGTACAACCTTATCGACAAATTCATGCGCACTCAACAGGAAACCGCAACTCAACCGCTCAAAATGAGGCGGATTATCACTGGAGAAAGGACCCTGAACTTGGGTTCTTCTCTCATGTTGTAGGAAATGGTCGTGTGATGCAGGTCGGGCCTGTAAATAACGGGAGTTGGGACGTAGGCGGCGGTTGGAACGCCGAAACATATGCAGCAGTTGAATTGATTGAAAGCCATGAAACTCAAGAAGAGTTCATGCGTGATTACAAGCTCTATGTCGAGCTTTTGCGAAATCTTGCAGACGAAGCAGGTTTGCCGAAAACACTTGATTCTGGTAGCCTTGCAGGCATCAAAACTCATCAGTATTGTACTAACAACCAACCAAACAACCACTCAGACCACGTTGACCCATATCCTTATCTAGCAAAATGGGGAATCAGTCGCGAGCAATTCAAGAAAGATATTGAAGGTAGTCTGTCTGAAGCTAGCTGGAAACGCAATGAAACTGGTTGGTGGTGGAAAGAGTCGGATGGTTCTTATCCGACAGACCGCTGGAAGAAAATCACTGGTGAGTGGTTCCGATTTGATAATCGTGGCTATTGCCTAATCAATCGTTGGTTTAATGATGGTAAAGACTGGTTCTATCTTGACAAGCGCGGCGCAATGGTTACAGGCTGGATGTACATCAATAACCGCTGGTACTACTTCAAATCAGATGGCCGCATGGCTAAAGGTTGGGTGAAATACCGTGAGACCTGGTACTATCTTGACGAAAAAGATGGAGATATGAAATCCGATCAATTTGTCAAATATGGCAATGGCTGGTACTATCTCAAATCAGATGGATCTATGGCCGACAAGCCAGAGTTTACTGTCGAGCCTGATGGCTTGATTACCACAAAATAAATTTTAAAAAAGAAAGGAGATTCTATTTTTCTTCTTAAACTAACCGCAGGCTCAGGCTTGCGGTTTTTTTGTTTGCAATAATAAAAGCAGTGACCGAAATCACTGCTT